ATAAAGAATACGCCCTTCACTATTCTTTATAAAATTTTCTAACTTATTTAAAGGCATTGGAGAATATTGGCCAAAATATTTCTATGTTTCTATTTAGTCATCTTTTTGTGAGACAGGATCAACGTAAGTAATCATTTCAGGTTCAGCACTTCTCTTAATAACTTCCATTACTGCTAAGAACTGATCACCACTTTCACACTTAACAAATCTAGTTTCACCCTCATTACTAATTAAGGTAATTCTTTTTTTACAGACATCAACTATAATATCCTGTACTGTTTCTTCAGTATCCATTTAAATACTCCGATTTGTAATATGATACTATGTATTGCTTGTTTTGTCAATATTCATACTATGTCAACGTAATACCAAGTAACTGCAACTCTTTTTATACCTTTAGTAACAACCTGTCCAGAATGAGGATAACACCAATTTGAAGGAAAAATTAATCCATAACCTGCCTTTGGTTTAAATGTTGCATAAGGAAACTCTGTTCCACCACCCTCAAATCCATCATTCAAATAAAGAACTATTGATATTGCTCTATGATATTCAATTGCTTGTTTATCAACGTGTTGATCAGAATGAAAATTATATTTCTGATTCTCTGAATATTGAAGTACTTGTATACTTTCTCTCCAAGAAGTTGTTCCAATTCCACCAGGAACTGGATAATATTTAAAAGTATCAGATATTTTAATTACTCTCTTCCTATATTCAAGGAGAGCATTATTCATACTTTCATGAAGTATTTTAGTTACTTCATGATCTTTTTTTAAATATACACCTAGACTAGATCTAACAGAGGTATCAACCTTGTTATCTTCTTTACCAAGTAATCCATTAGGTGAAAACTCTAATGTGTCAAGATGATTATTAATTTTCTGTAGTTTATCTTCATCCAGAAATTTAATAATCTGAATCAATTCGTTCATTTATGAAGGTTTTGTCGGCCAACTAGAATGTGAATGATCATCTGCTAATGCTTTTGCAGTCAAACTAGCACTATTTGCTATTGTTGATGGAAGATCTCTTAATGCCTGTCTATAAGTTACATACTCTGCTTTCTTACTATTATCTAATGGAGAATCATTACCTTGAGTCCAATCAGACCATGCCAATAAAGCATTTCTATATTCCTTTACTTCATTTAAATGATTTCTTGCTGCTTCTAGTGCAGCAGATGCAGCAGTTTTTTCATTAGCATGATCTGTTACTGCTTGTTGCCAAATACCTATTTCAACAATTTCTACATTAAATTTATTTTCAGGAATATATTCAATATGACCTTTACTTGTTGTACTATCCCACTGTACAGCATGAACATCTGAAGGAATCCAAGATATGTCAACATTACTGACTATTACTGCTTCATTGTCAATAATAATAGTTTTATCTTCAGGAACAATTGTTAGTTTCATTCTTCTATCTCCGTTACATTTTTTATTTGTTTAGATTTTAGTAATCTTTCTTGAGCTTTTAATTCTAACTCTCTTTGATATATTTCTTGTGCTTTCATAGTCGATTTCACAGTTTCATTTCTAAACGATTCAATAGAAGCACAAGTTGCTCTCTGTTGCCCTGAGTTTTCAATCATCATCATAGGCAACCAAGTAACTGCACATCCATATTCATCGGTTTCTTGTCCTGTATTAGGATTCAAACCACGAACATGAGTAAACCAAGCACACTGCATTTGAATACAATCTTTACCTATTAAAGGACAAAAATTGCCTTGTTCCAGTTTCATATTATTTTAATCCTTAGAACATATTATAACATCAACATACGCAACTCGCAAGTCCAAAGAACCAGAACTACTAACACTAACACTATCACTGAAACTGTGATCGTGACTAGGACCTGAGTGACTGTGATCACTAGGAGAACCAGAACCACTGAAACTATCACTGAAACTAAAGTTGGAACCACTTATAGCATAGTTAACTATTGCGTGATAGTGACTACTACCACTACCAGAACTACTAACACTAGGTCGTCCTGAAGAACCAGCATTTAAAGTATCAGTAAGACCATATTGTCCACCAGAAGTACCAAGAGGAGCATGATATTGGTGGGCGTGTGATGCTAATTGTGCAGTACTTAATGATACTTGAGTGGTATTAGCGTACATATATTGAGTTCCACTACAATTACCACTAACAGATCCACTAACACTAACAGATCCAGCATTATCACTACTTGTAGACCCATTACCACCACTTCCAGTCGTTCCACTAGCAGTTCCAGATCCACTAACACTTAAACTTCTGCTGGCAAATATAGCAGTAAATCCATCAACACCACCACTACCACCACCACTAGTGTTAACAACTCTAATTGCTTGGTTATGATGTGTTGTTACCTTAGTCCATCCAGTAGGAGCAGATGATTGATAGAATAACATCACAGATCCTGAAGGAACTGAACCAGAACCTACCTCACCTTTCTGACCCTTATCATTCAAATCACCTTTATCACCTTTATCACCTACTCCAATTTCACCTTTCTGTCCTTTAGTAGAATTATCTGCTCCTACTTCACCTTTCTGACCCTTATCATTCTGCTCACCTTTCTGTCCTTTGTCACCACCATCACCCTGTGCTCCATCATCACCTTTAGCACCTTTATCACCTTTATCACCTACTCCAATTTCACCTTTTTGCCCAACACCTATTTCACCCTTTTGCCCTACTTCACCCTTATCTCCAGTAATACCCTTATCTCCAGTATTACCCTTCTGGCCCTTTTCACCCTGAACTCCAATTTCACCTTTCTGACCTTTATCACCTTGAGGACCAACATCAGTAATATTAATGGTTCCTACCATACTTCCATGATACTGGCAAATATAATACAGAGTATTTGGTGCATTATACGGAACTTCAAAAGTTATAGTTCCTGATTGAATACCGTTATTAGTTACTCCAGTACTATACGCACTACCAGTTCCAGTAGTTGCTGCAGTTTTAATCCAGAAAGGATGTCCACTTGCATTTACATTAAAGATATAAGTAAATCCTCTAAGTAAATTAAGAGTTGGATCGCTAGAACCATCTATGGTGTAATCACTAGATCCACTAGCAGTTACTGAAAATGCTCTTCCACCTAACGTACCTTTATCACCTTTATCTCCAGTAGCACCTTTGTCTCCAGTATTACCAACTTCACCTTTCTGTCCTTTATCACCACTATTTCCCTGATTACCTTGAGCTCCTACTTCACCCTTTACTCCTTTATCTCCCTTATCACCAGTGTCTCCTTTATCTCCAGTAGAACCTTTATCACCAACATTACCCTGCGATCCTACTTCACCTTTATCTCCTTTATCTCCAGTGTCTCCTTTATCTCCAGTAGAACCTTTGTCACCTTTATCTCCAGTAGCACCTACATTACCTTGTGCTCCAGTATCACCTTTTTCACCTACATTACCTTGTGATCCAGTGTCTCCTTTGTCACCTTTATCACCAGCAGCACCTACATCACCTTGTGAACCTGTGTCACCTTTTTCACCTACATTACCTTGTGCTCCAGTGTCTCCTTTGTCACCTTTATCACCAACATTACCCTGCGATCCTACTTCACCTTTATCACCTTTATCACCAGTATTTCCTATAACACCTTGAATACCTTGAGCACCTACTTCACCCTTCTCTCCTTTTTGTCCACCACCTGGGCCAATAGGACCTTCATCACCTTTTACACCAGTATCACCTTTTTGTCCCTGATTACCTGTACCACCCTGAGATCCTAAATCTCCCTTATCACCTTTATCACCTGTAGATCCGCCTGGTCCTGGAGGTCCACCTGCAGGTCCTGGAGGTCCTGCAGATCCATCATCTCCTTTATCTCCAGTAGCACCTTTGTCACCTTGTGGTCCTGCTACAGTAGAATCTTCACCTTTATCTCCCTTATCTCCAGCGTCTCCCTTATCTCCAGTAGCACCTTTATCACCTACATTACCTTGTGCTCCTACTTCACCTTTCTGTCCTTTATCACCAGTAAGACCAACTTCACCCTTTACTCCTTTCTGTCCTACACCTACTTCACCCTTTTGACCTAGATCTCCTTTATCTCCAGTAGCACCTTTATCACCAACATTACCCTGCGATCCTACTTCACCTTTCTGTCCTTTGTCACCAGTTTGACCTAGATCTCCTTTATCACCTATTTCACCTTTAGAACCAACTTCACCTTTTTGACCTACACCCAGTTCACCTTTTTGTCCTACGTCACCTTTATCACCTACTAAACCTTGAGAACCTGTGTCGCCTTTTTGCCCAGCTGCACCATCAACACCCTTATCACCCTTATCACCTTTTTGCCCTATCTCACCTTTAGTACCCTTTTCACCTACTTCACCCTTATTACCTTTTGCTTCTACATCACCTTTCTGACCTTTCTCACCCACTTCACCTTTAGGACCTTCAGGTCCTGGAACAACAGATGCTTCACCTTTTGGTCCTACAATTCCTTGCTCACCTTTATCACCTTTAGTACCAAGATCTCCTTTATCCCCATCACCACCTGGACCACCTGCTTCACCTTTTGCACCAGGATCAGGTATTCTAGTCCAAGCATAACCATTCCACTTCCAAGTAGCACTACCGAAAGAATATGTATCACCTACATTAGGATTTATGGGAAAACTTATAGTCATGATGGTTTAGTAGGCCAAGTTGGGTTGCTAGGATCAGCAGTATTTGCAGGAAGATCTCTTAAAGTTTGCCTATAAGTTTTCCAGTCATTATCATTTGATAGAGTTACATCTCTACTCTGAGTCCAATCGGATTGAGTAAGAAGTAGATCTCTAGTTTCTCTAAGTGTTTTAAGATAATCATCATTAGTAGGTAAATTAGGATTAAAGAATCCAGCAGATGTTGTATATTTCCATCCAGCATTTACACCACATTCTGATCCAGTAAAATATGTACTTCCTATACCAACAACAGTAGTTCCAGTTGGATGATGAAAATCAGATATTGGAACATTCTGAGGATATACACCAAAAAGTATTCCATCACTATCATTAACTATGGCACATCTTGATGTAATACCAGAAACACTTTTAACAGCAGTAACATCTTGGCTTAATTTGTAATTTTGCCAATCCTTAAACTGCATATGAAGACCTGCAGCACCTAAAGAATCTTGATCACTCTTTTGCTCAGTACTTAAAGACGCAAGAAACTCAGTCCAATCAGAACTTCTTTTTGCCTTTGAATATTCTGCTATATCTGTGTAGCCAATTCCCATAATCTTTCTATTTTAGATATTTAGAACTCAAATATAACACAAACACCATCACCACCAGGTTGAGAAGCAACACCATTAGCAGAACCAGTACCACCAGAACCAGGAGCACCTTTAGCATTAAAGTTAGTGCCATTAGGACCTCCCCAATGAGATGGTCCACCAAAACCACGAAGATAGTTAGCAGAGTGTCCTACTCCACCAAAAGCACCATTAGATACAACCGAATAAGAATGTGATCCACCAGAACCAGAGGCATTACCAGCGTGACCACCACCATTTATATTAGATTGATTACCAATTCCACCACCTCCACCATAAGCATACATGGAATATGAACTACCACCATTAGTAGTAACAACACTATTACCACCATTATTTCCATTGCCACTACTAGTAGCACTACCACCAGATGCTATTGACATAGTAACTGTTGGAGTAACACCAACCATCATATGACCACCATATTGATGAACTGTTCCAGCAGATCCACCGCCACCGCCACCTGCGTTTGTACTACCTTCTCCACCTGATCCACCTCCACCAGTAAGAATTATGTAAAAGTAATTGAAATTACTAATATCGCAAGTATGAGTATGACTTCCAGCACCAAAAACTGTTACTTTAGAATGAGCAACAACAATACTTGGATCAGCCCATCCCCAACCTTGAGAACCAGTTCCACCAGATATAGCAATCTCACCTAAAGCTCCCATATCTTCTGGAGATGATGGACTACTATAGGCATACATCTTAGTTGGAGTCCATATACCATCAGATTTAAATTTCTGTATTACTCCACTAGCACCATTATTAGATGAAGTAACACCATTATAGAATTCAGTTTCATTACTACCATTTACATGAATCTTTGTTTTTACAGTCCCACCAGAATTAAGAAATTCAAGTTTATGATCACTATCATTATATTGTAACCTAGCAGCACCTCCAAGAGTTCCATTATTATTATATTGAATATCGTGGTCACTACCAGCTACACCACCACCAGATGCTTGTTCTCCTTTCTGACCTTTATCACCTTCATCACCTTTAGTGGAATTGTCAGTACCCTGTTCACCTTTTTGACCTTTAGTAGTAGTTCCTACTTCACCCTTTTGACCCTTATCAGCCTCTTCACCAGGTAAACCTTTATCCCCATCTATACCCTTATCTCCGTCTGCACCTTTATCACCTTCTTGTCCTTTATCTCCATCACCTGGTTGACCTTTATCTCCTTCAGCACCTTTATCCCCATCTATACCCTTATCTCCGTCTGCACCTTTATCTCCATCATTACCTTTCTCACCATCACCTGGTTGACCCTTATCTCCTTCAATACCTTTATCTCCTACAATACCTTTATCACCTACTTCTCCTTTATCTCCATCATTACCTTTAGCACCATCACCCTTTGGTCCTTTATCTCCTACTTGACCTTTATCACCTTCACCACCTGGTTCTCCCTTAGTACCTGCACCTGTTTCACCCTTATCTCCTTTATCTCCTTCACCTTTATCTCCCTTATCACCTACTTCACCTTTCTCCCCCTTACTTGCAGCAGCACCATCCTGTCCTTTATCTCCTTTATCTCCTTTATTACCATCACCTGCTGTACCTTTTTGACCTGTATCACCTTTATCACCAGGATCTCCTTTATTAGCAGCAGCACCATCTATACCTTTATCACCCTTCTCCCCCTTATCATTCAAATCACCTTTATCACCTTTGTCACCAGGTTCTCCTTTATTCTCTCCTTTCTGTCCTTTATCACCACCAGTACCTTTTTCACCTACCTCACCCTTATCTCCATCAACACCTTTATACCCATCAGAACCTTTCTGTCCAGCAGCACCCACTTCACCTTTAGGACCTGCTACAGTTGAATCTGCACCTTTAGCACCTTTAAGTCCATCAGGTCCTGTAAGACCTAGTTCACCTTTTTGTCCCTTATCTCCAATTTCACCTTTGGGACCTGGATTGATATTACCACCACCAGAGTTAGCAATAACCCAAACACCACTGTAATATATTAATAAATCACCAGTATCACTTTCCCACCATAATTCTCCTTCTCTTGGATTTGTAGGTGGAGTAGCTTGTATGGTAGCAGGAGTAACAGTAACAGTTGCTCTTACATTACCAACAGCACCCGTAGCTTCTACAGCAGCACCAACAAAATCAATTTGGGTAATACTATTAGCAGTTCCTACAAGAGATCCTTCATCATATATGCTTAAAGCACCAGGAGTACTACCGCCAGCAATTGGAGTCCAAAATCTTTGACCAGGAAATCCAGGTATTGATACTATTTGATATTGTCCACCTGCAGGAATACCTGATGTACCACCAGCAACAGGATCTCCAAGATTAGGTTCTGCTTGCTCTAATCCAAGATACTTATAACGATCATCTTTTAACTGATCTTGTGGGGTTCTCTTGACCCTTCCACTCAAATATTTCTTAGACATTACTATTTTCTAAGATACTCGCAATAAATTCCATCTGCAATGGTGCAACCATTCCACCCGCATTTGTTGTTCCTACATTAACTCGAATAGATTCATTAGCAGAAGCAACGGCAAGTGTCAAAGTTGATCCTGAAGCAGGATCGGTTGATCTTGGATAAGAATGCTCTGTATAGTTATTATCCATAGAACAGGTAAACACTAAGGAATCATCTGCTATTTTAATAGTATTACCATTTACAAGACTGTTAGTACCAATTTTTAATACTAATTCGCCAGTAGATGGATTATATTCAGAAAACCATACACTAAACTTACTACCAGCAGTATGTCCACTACCAGATCCATCAACTACTTCAATGCATTGGGCAGAAGCACGTTTAAATTGATGAATTGATGGTTGATATATGTGAGTATATCCCTTAGATCCACCAAGATCTGCAGCAAATGTTGTTGTACTGGGAATAGAATCTATAGTATATGATTGTTGAGGATCTGGGAAAACATTAGTTGTAATTCCTGTACTACCAGAACAGGTAAAATATATTCCACCCATCGTAATCTGTTCTGCTGCATTATATCCATGATCAGTCATTGTAGTAACAGTTGCTATTCCTGTAGGTTCATCATAAGCAACATTAGTAATAGTATTAACACCAACTTGAGTACCTTGCAGAAATACTCTATCAATAACTAAAGGAGTTTTTTCCAATACTATTCTACCATCCACCAATATTAAAGCATCATTTGGTGGTATTTCAGCATCTTTTACTACTTTTATATCTCTTGTATTACCAGTACTTCTTGATTCTCTTCTCTGAAAGAATGTAACTGTTGGATAAGTAGTTCCTACTGCAACATTAGATACTTGTGCATACAATAATAAAGAAGAAGTTCCTGTAGGAACCTCATATATTTTCTGCGTACCTGGTGCTACAGGAACCGCAATATTAATAAATTTATTGACTGGTGCAATTGCCATATTATCTCAACGCTAGAATTAATGGTGTTAATTGTGCTTGTATTGCTCTATTAAAATCCCTTCCTCGTATTGTAGACGTAGTTTGATCAATTGTCAATCCGTCACCAATTCTGAAATTACCTTTTTGATCTGTACTTGTAAAAGGAACTTGTCCACCATTAATGGCAACAACTTCATTTTCTGGTATTGGATCTCCAGCCTGGAATGGGTTAGCTGTATTTATGTCTGTACCTGCACCTATGTATTCA